AGAGATATAGGAGAAATTTCAACATATTCACTTCCTAGATTAATGCGAATAGTATCTATAGTTAGAACTACAATTCCTTATGACTTAATCGCGAGATCTTTTGCACAAATTGTTAAAGATGTTTTTCAAAATTATACTATAAGTGCAGGCTTAGAAGAAGGTTTAAATCAATTAAATTCATTACGTTTAGATAGTCCCTTAGATTTAGATTGTGTAGTTAAACTTAAAGATGAAGCTTTCCTTTTAACAACAGATGATGAAGGAAAAATAGTGTTTTGTATTTGTGATGATAGTTTTGAATATAAAGTAGATGAAAATAATGATGTTTTATGTTTCTTTGAAGGAGAGTTTATGTGGAAAGCAGAAGGTCGAGTTGCTACATGGTATAGACATATACAACGTAACGTAGATTTAGTAGCTATTAATTATGCCAATTTTACCCCCCCTTCACGAAATTTAGTTAAATATTGCGATTATTTCTTAAACTTTTTAAAAACTGGCTTTGCAGCATTAGCAATTAAAGAATTATGTACAGAGAGGAAACCAAAATCTAAAATTTCAGAAGAAATGTTTGATACTTATGATCAATCATTTACTAATAAACCTACTAGTTTTCAATCTAATGCCCAATTTAATAAAGTAAATAATATAAATTATGAACCTCCTGGAACATTTAAACCTGTCGAAGAAACATCTGCCGATTGCTATCAAAATCAACTCCCTAAACAAAATATAACTTATAAAAATAATAATTTGTTTAAATTCAAAAATTTACAAGGAGAAACGTCAGCCGATGCATATTTAAATAAACAAAATAAACAACCGAAAATTTCAACTAAAAATAAATCAGATTTTACATTTATTAACCCTATTAAGAGAGTAAGTATGGCAAATGAAGCATGTTTAGATATACAGTCAGCACAGTTAGCAGATATAGTAATGAATCAGAATTACCCACTTTTTGTTGGTAATACACAAGTTTGTTTTGCACAAGGCTTTTATAAAAATTATATGTTAACAGTAGGACATTTATCTGGTGAAGTTAAAGTAAGAATTAATGATACTCTTTATGCAACAAAAATTATAGGAATGGACGAAATTAGAGATTTAGCCATTATTAAAGTAATAGGAAAAGC